GTCCACACTTTTCCCAGTGATCGGGCACTATAACTTCAAGGGCATATCCCATCGATACATCCTTGGTACACTTAAAAAGAAGAAGAGTGTGAAGTCTTCTCCCGTTGCGACGTAATCGCTCTGATAGCGATTAACGGATTCTGCAGCTCCTCCTGACTGCGTATAAGTGTTAATTTCGAGTGTTTCGCCTTGCAGCGAACTTGGGAAGATTTTTCTTGTTGATAAAAATCGAGATGGTTGATAGAATGGACTTTCGATTTCCAAACACGCATTATTCCTCAATAGTTGGAACTCAGACCCTTTTGCTGAATCAACAAAAGGTAAGTTTATTCCTAACGTGTAATCAATAGGACTTGTGTAAGTCACTTCTGATACTTTGGGTACAACAACGCGATAAGGTTCTCGGTGTGCAATCATAGATCGCATATTTCCGCCTGTTTCAACATTATTCAGGATTTTTCTTCGTAGACTTCCGCGCCATCCAACAAAAGCTGGTGCACAATAAGTCAACGGGGTGGTCACTGATGGATTAATTGAATAAGAATTCGGACCTGACGTGTAATCATAGACTCCAATTCCAGGAGCACCAAATGATGCACGATAAAATGGAAAGACTTTATTCGTTACCGTAACACAACGAGCTTCATTGGTAGATGCCGGAGGCAATTCCCAAGACGTGTGGAAACAGTAGCGCTTAAATAATGCGCGTAACGATACTATGTGTTCTCCAAAGAACACTTCCATTAAATGGTCAGTTCCTGATCCTTCTTTATTTAGATCAATTGTCATAGTCTCTTCTGGTTTATTCTCCATAGATGCTTTATCCGTAGTAGCATCAGTAGTGACCTCAGATTGAGAAATCAGTGACTGGGATGTTAACAAAGGTGTTAACGAAGTATTTTGGATGTAATCGCTATCAGGTACTGCAAATATCATATCATCAGCAGCCTTCACAAAGACATTCACTTGAATCGGGGGAGATGTAGTAGGATCACCAGGAACAGTCAATTCATTCAAAACTGTAACTGTCAATTGTCCATTTGACCACACATTGTTTGCGGCTGTAGTTCCATTACTCCTAAATTCGATGTTAGCAGATCCATTAGGACCTCCACATTTACCAATGTCCAAAAATGGTACAGATTTTCCCCATCCTAAACACACTTCAAAATCTCGCGTTTCAGCAAGATCAATAACTTCTGTGTATTGTACATTAGAATTAGTATTCTGAAATCCATTTGGATCATATTGTACCAACAATCTTCCTTTATGAAAATTAGAGGCCACAACTTGAAAGCGCATGATTATTGAACCATGCCAATAGCTAAACAATTGTGACATAAATGCCATTGGAGTCATATATAGTGTTGTCCCAAAATTTTCAGTGTCACACAAACTTGGTGTGACATTTGAATTAAACAACACAGTTGTTGGTATATCCCCTTGGTCATATGTGGTCCATAAGAAACTAGTCAAGAAACTTTCTTTTTGGGCAATATCATAGATACCCATGTGATCTTCAGAGTTTAATCCGACAGTTCGAGCATCGATAGTCGTTTCATTCTTAGAATCTAAAGTTAATTTAATAACAGTATCTGGCTGATCAGTAACAGCAAAAGCAGAACCCGAAACGGGTTTCACACGCTTTGCGCTCTCTATATCAGCTGGTCTACTATAACCAAAAACTTTCGCAACCTCGCCAACTTTTGATGCTACCATTTCAGTAGCGCGTGCATAAGGACCAATCACTGGTAGATCAGTCAACCAGCCTGCAGCTGCTGCAATTGCAGAAGCAGGTTTGGAGATGGCCCCCGAGCCATACTCATCATTATTCACCTTCTTTATTGTTGTAGAAGTTGTATTTTTCTTTTTATTTTTATTTCTGTTTTTATTACTTTCTGAGCGAAG